TGCTCCATGTACTCATACATAGGGTTGCCCTCTACAGTCATGATCTCCTGCTCCATTGTAGGCTGATACTTATCAAGCTCCTTGACAGTATTGTCATCATCTATAAAGTCATAGTCATTCTCTACAGCATTGACAGTCAGGTCAAAGACTGTGGACTTGTCTATCCTTGTCCATGTGTATGAGCTGGTGCTGTCTCCGGTGTCGATAAAGATCAATGACTTAGACCTATTGAGTGTTGTTAATGCCATTGTTTTATCCCCTTTCTCTGAGATATGTGATATTGAGTGATATCTGATACAGCAGGTCCTCATCCGTTGTCTCTATCGGATAGGGACAGCCTGTGATCTCTACATCCTGGATGGTCCTGCTATCTGTCAGCTCCGGATAATCATAATTGTAGATATAATCATCCACAGCATAGACCAGAGCCTCCATCTGCTCCTCTGCATCCTCTCTCTCTGTCTCTGACAGGGAGTCAAGCCTACCAAAAAACTGATAGGCCTCTGTGATGATACAGCTGCCATCTATATTTTCAGTCTTTACCCTTGCGGGAGACCTAAAAAGCCCATACTTATCAGAGCCATCACTCAAGTGATTAGTGTGTATGGTAAAGCCCAAATTATCAAACATCTCCACTATAGCAGCGGATATAGTCCTATTTACCATCAGTCAACCTCTTGGCACCCTCAAGGATTTTGTCCTTATACTGTGCTTTCATTCTGTCAAACCAGTAGTTACCTCTCTGAGGAGCCTCTTGGAAAGTGGCGGGCATATAGTACCATCTCCTTGCATATGGAGTGGACCACTTGACCTCTCCACTGCCTATCCGGGTGTTTATGATGCCTGAGTTAATTAGTGCCCCTGTATCTTTCGGTATCATAGGCTCACATAGTTGTAGGCACTGTGTATCTATAAACTGCTGGACTTTGCCACCCTCATCTACACCATGAGTCCTGAGGATCATGTCTCCATCATACTCAAATGCCTCAAATGTAAACTTGTTAGCAGCCATATTACTTACCTACTGTGACCTTGATATTTTTCAAGTAGTCCCTATTGCTGTTATCATTGACACTCTGGATGATCCCGCCCTTATTGCGCTTAATGACATCCGATAACTTAAAACTGGAGGTATTAGGCATATCTGGGACTATCCCATACAGGATAGCATCCTCATCCTCTCTGGCATCAAGCTTGAGGCCCTCATAGGTACCCTCCGGGAATGTGATAGTTGCATGAGGATCTACCTTGACCCTCCCATTGTTATTGAGCCTGTCAGCCTTATCAGACCACTGCACACCCTCTACTACAGTCCTGATCCATGAGGATGTAGACTTATTGTAAATTGTGACCGCATCTGTAAATAAAGCCATCAGTATGCACCTACCATCCCTGTGCCAGAGAGCCACTGCCTTATACAGCCTCTCATCTCATCTGTCAGAGCCTCTCTTGTCTGTGCCTCTGGGGCATAACTCTCTGAGTAGCCATCATTAGAGACACTTGTGACTCCTTTACCCTTGCCGGAGCGCTCATCCTGTACCTGCTTGTCTATGACATTGCAGATACAGTCCTTGAGTACGTCATATCCAAAGGTGTCCTCTGTGATCTCAGCCCACCTTATCGGACCTATGACAGAGCGCACCTCCTGCTCAGCCAAGGCCTCTGCAGTGGTAAACTCTGTCTCATCCGTTATGGTGTTATGTAGGGAGCTATAATAGCTCCAGTCAACTATGGCAGCCATACAGCTCCCTCCCTTATATCATCAGTGAACTACTACCTGTGTAGCGCTTGTTACCTTAAATCCGCTGTTCATTTCTACCTGAGCCTTAGATCCGTTGAAGTTTTCACTGTCAACAATGCGGGCAACATCAAGGTTAGTAACAATGCTGAGCGCCTCTTTGTTGTACATAATGAAATCTACACCAGAAAAGCTTGCTGTAACCTTTGAGCCAGCTGCGTTGTAGTACTCTCCAGAAGATGCTGCAAGTCCAGCACACTCAAGGACTGTGAGTCCGAGCCACTGACCTACTGATCCGGTCCTGTTGATGTACTCATTAGCCTCAGGGATGTACTCTGATCCAGCTGCCTCAAGGATGCAAGCAAATGTATCCGGAGAGCAGAGGAGGACATCAGCCTTACCCTTAGCTGCTACTATCTGCTTGCGGGCATCAATGACTGCCTTTTTAACAGAGCTCTTTGTGATAGATGCCGTTGAGCTTGCTGTTGTGCCCTCTGTAACGAGGCAAGCAAGTCCTGCTGCGTTCCAAGACTCAGCTACCTCAGCCGTTGCTACTGAGAGCTCCTCATTTGCAAGGTTGATAGCTACTGCTGCAGCCTGTACTCCATAGATCTTTTTGGACTGCTGGAAATTGTTATTGAGGACTATCTGGATGAGGCTATCAGATGCCGTTACATCCGTAAAGTCTCTGCCAGGTGTACCTACTGCTACAGCAGATGTAGCAAGCTTGTGTACATAGATCCCACCTGCAGGTCCCTGTTCATACTTGTCTGTAAATGTCTTGCCCGGTGCAAATACCGAGTTGTAGTAGAGATTAGGCTCTACTATTGATGCGTATTTTTCGTCAACATTAAGGTTGCCATACTGTACTGCCATGTCTTTGTCTCCTTATCAATTATCTGCGTTTACTGTCCTGCAGGATGATAATAAGGGTTGCCCTTATAAATATCATCCAGTGTACTGCCGGATCTCACTGCACTCTTGATGGTGCCTATCGGAGAGCCTGTGCCTATGGGCTGAGCCTCCTGAGCTCCAAACAGCATCTTGCTATCCTCAGCCTCTGCAAGTGACTTAAGTGCCTGGGCAATGTCCTCCTTTTGATTTTGTGAGCTCTTAAGAGCATCCACATCAAGTAAAGCGGTTATTGCCTTGACGTTTTTGCCATCTGCCTCTGAGATAGCACTCTTGAGCAGATCATTAAAGTCCCTGTCAGCCATCTTGGACTCATAATCAGCCTCATTTTTAGCTATCTGGTCATTAAGCTCCGCTATTTTCTTATTGAGCTCCTCAACATTGACACCCTCAAAGCTCTTAAGGGCCTCCTTAGCCTCATCAAGTGATGCGGTCAGGCTGTCAACCTTGTCTTTCTGCTTTTGCCAGTCTGCTATGGGCTTGTAGTTTTCCTTTACTGCCTCAACTATCTTGTCTTTGGCATCTTCTGCTGTCAGGTCTACTGTCTCAAGTATTTTTTCAATGTTCTGCATAACTCTCCTCCTTAAATGACTTATTGACCGCACTTTCTGCGGTTGGGAAATGGCCTTTGCAGGAGTTGCACCTGCCGGATAGGGTTGGGAGGCCTACCTTGGTCTGCCAAGGCACTGGATCTGGGGTGTATGATCCGGATATTAAGAGGGCCGTAAAATGACTCATGTTATCTTATAGGGCACTGGGAATAATGGACCAGCGCCCAGGTGTATGTTTACCCACCAAAGGGAGTACACCCTTACTCACAATATAAAGATAACACCTGATACTGTAAATATCAAGTGTTATTTTAGTTTTATCCAGTTTTTAAGCGGTCTGGCTTGACTCTTAGTCCTGCTTGAGCACTAAAGTCCTTGTATTTATCATTAGTCTGCTTGAGCTTGATGTCTATTTTCTCCATCTGCTTGCTGTCTGGCTGTCCGGAGTCTATCTGTGCCTGTTTTTCTCTCTTAAGCTCCCTGATCTGTCTCTCAAGCTTGCGCTGCTCCTGTGTAGCCTCATACATGGTGTACTCCTTGCCATCTATCTGTTTAGGCTCAGGCTCCTTAAAATCAGGGATGACAGATGCACCCTCCCAGTATGGATAAAAGTTATGAGTACAGTTAACTCCCTTGAGTCCGTCTATCTCTCCATAGCCAGTTACCTCAAAAAAGTCAGGATATTGAGCTGTAGGCTTGCCGGAGTATGTATACACTTTACCTTGCCACTCTGCATGCTCAGGTCTTGCCCCGGCATGAGCATCCACATAGACCAGATCTTGCCCTGTTGCCTCCATATTAGCCTCTGTAACTTTACCTGCCAGCTGACTGACAGATGTCCTGACTATCATCCTGGCACCTGTGTCAAGGTTGTAGGATCTCCCTGTGGCATAGTCTATAGTCCTGAGGCCACTCTTAGCCAGAGACTTGATGCAGTCATTGACAGCTTGCTGATATGAAAAGGTGCCTGATGCTGTCTTGAGCACTGCCATGTCCATCTCCCGCTGGAAAGCATTAAGGACCCCTGTAGTGCCCAGATCTGTACCCTTAAAGCCTGTGGTCTTTGTAATATTCCTAAGAGACTCATTAGTCTGCCTCTTAAAGGCATCCATGAGCTGACTGAGGGATGAGGGCTTGCTAAGGTCTACACCATGCTCTGCCCACATCTGCAGGTCATCATTCCATGCCATATCTCCTGCCTCAGCTACAAGCTTATTACCTGCCTTTTGAGCCTCCTTGACAGTCCTCCGGATCTCCTCCTTGACCATTGTCTTGTATTCCTTGGTATTTTCGGCTAAAAATTTTTGATACTCAGGATCAGAGGACACCATCCGCATGACCTCAGCCCTGATCTTGGAGGGACTAAAGCCTTGCTCATTCATAAACTTAGCCTGTAGCTCTGCTGTCTCTGTAAATCTCTCAGCCTTGCGGAGCCTCCGGGCAATGTCCCCTATAACCTCCCGCTCAAGGTCAGAAAACAGGCCCACTATGTACTTGTCTGTCAGCAGCTCTATCTGCTCCGGAGTTAATGCCATCAGTCTCCCTCAATAAGGTCCTCATCATCTACAAGCTCCTGTCCTACCAGCTTAGTAGCCTCCTCCTCAGACAGGTTGTACTTTTCCATTAAGTACCACATCTTTATCTGAGGGATCTCCGGAAACTGGAGGGCATCATTGCGCATGCTCTCAAGCTTGGAGACCTTATCCTCTATATATGAGTCATCAAACTCTACATGCACCTCCTCCGGCATTATCCAGTTGGTGCCATTAAAGGTGTTACTAAACCATATAACAGCCTCACAGATCTCTGTGATGTACTCTACTGCACACCCTCTCTGCTTATTAAGCTCCTGCATACAGTCCTGTCTCTCTCCGATATACTCAGAGGCTGTCTTTATCTGTCCATTTTCAAATGTGTACTTTTTTGTGCCATATCCAAAGGACATAGACAGCAGAGACAGGCAGGTCTCAAATATCTTGGTCACTCCCTCTATCCTGAGCTCAGGGTTATACTCATAGATGAGGCTGTCCTGTGTTGGTAGCTTTTCTCCCAGGAGGATAAACTGCTCCTGCTGTTTTTTAGTCAGATAAGCCTTACCACTCTGATCTGTCTGTATACAAGCCAAGAGCTCATTGATAAACATCATTTTTTCTCCCTTATCAAGGTCTGAGAAAAGGATGTTAAAAGCCAGATCCAAGGACTTGAGTACAGGTATGGCACTGTAGAGCTTAGGATAGCCATATCCCTCCATGTCCTTGATATTATTAACCTCAGCACTGGTCATTATGGCAAAGGGCTTGACCTCTCCAAGCTGTACAGAGGATCTCTTGTCTGTCTGCTCCTTGCCATCCACATAATAAAATGTGTCACAGCTGTATATGCCATTGTCATCCTGTGTAAATACCACCACAGTAAAGGTATCAAGGCCATCATTAACTCCCTGACCTACAAATGCACACTCAATGACATCATCATTGACCACTGTAATGGGTGCTATGGACTCTCCATCCACATAATTAAGCCGGATGTCTCCACCTACTATCCTGTCATTGTCCAGGTATGTAGCCTCATCCAGCCTTAGATAACATCCTACTGTACCTGATGCAGCCAGCTCCTCCAGCTGTTTGCGGTACATGATGTCAAACCTATTGTCATTGAGAATATCATTGACACCATCAAACTGAGCCTCACTCTCTCCGGCATTGATCTCTACTATCTCACAGAGGTTAGCATCATCTGCACAGCACCTCTTGGCAAAGTTCATGGAGCTGATAGTATAAGTTATCCCATTGACATTAGTCCTTGTGTGAAACTCTGTACTCTTGTTAGCATACCAGTCATCACACTCCCTGATGATGTTCTGGGCCTTAGTGTTGTATGGTATGCCCAGGGTGTTTAATATCTCCTTTAATGTGTCATTTTTCTGCATTTCTCTCTCCTTATCGTGCTAAGTCAATAAACTCCACAAAATCTATCCATGTATAGCAAAAAGCATCATACCAGTCATTACAGTTACCTATGTTCTTATCCTCCGGGATGGTAGGCTTTTTCTCGTCCCATCTCATAGAGGACAGGGCCTTAATGATGTTGGTACAGTCCCTACAGATCTTGAGCCTGTTAGTATTAAAAAGCAGGTCTATAGTCTTAGGCCTCTCTGCTATCTCATTCTTACGGCATCCGCTTATGCCTCTGGTAGGTAGTCCGGAGGCTTTAGCAGCCGTTATGATGCTGTTTATCATTGTAGTGCTGGCTGAGTCAGGGAAAATCCAGTCCACCCGCCCATATTTCTTCAGGCACATGCGATAAAATGCCACAAACTCCTCACAGATCCTTGCAGCATCTATATTCTCTGTCAGCGGGAGCCCTCTCTCCTCAAGGACTGTCAGCTGTTTATAATTTTGCTGATATCCGGTCAGACACATGGTAGTCATGGAGCCATTACCACCAAAGTCCATGCCCATAACCAGATGGGACCACATCTGCCCCTGTGTATCTGCTCTGTCTATCAGATAAGGCTCAGGATCATCCGCAAAGTACCTAAAGATGATGCCTGATGCCAGTACCCACTTGCCAAGGATAAAGCGGTCATAAAATACCCCGCTGTACATCCTCTTGTATCTGTCCCTTACCTGCTCTGACAAGCTTGGGTTGTCATCCATGATAAAATGCAGGTGTTTGAGCCTTTTCTCATCTGCCTTATCTACCCACTGGGTCTTAAAGTAGTGATCCGGTCCCTCAGGGTTACAGTTAAACCACATCTTAGAGCCTGTGACTGAGCATCTGCCTGTAGCCTGATTAACAAATGACTCCGGCATGAGCGCTACCTCATCCAAAAAGACACCAGCCAAGGTCATACCCTGTATCAAGTCCTGTGAGCTCTCATCCTTGCCACCAAAAAGATAATAGTCATTGCATACAGCTCCATCAGATATTGTGAGATAATTCTCTGATCTGTGCTCTGTGACTGTCAGTCTTGGTCTGCCTATGCTCTCCAGCAGATCCTTGAGCGGTCTGATGACGTTCCTCCGGAGTGACTGGATAGTCTTGCCACAGAGGGCAAAGTTTTCGTCTTGATACTCAGTCATGCTCCAGATGATAAAGCCAAGGCTCATGCTCATAGTCTTGCCGGACCTTATGGCACCATCACAGATAATGCCATCTATAAGATCAGCTCCCGGATCGGACCACCATGTCAGTGTCTCCACTTGCTTAGGACTCAGTATCATCCTCATCATCCCTCTTAGTGCTCTGCCTGATGATCTCTAAAAGGTCAAGCAGGTCTGTGGACTCTCCTCTGGAGACTTTCTCTCCGGCATACTCAAGGATGAGGCGGGCACATTTCTCAGATCCGTCTATAGCAGCTCTAATCTGACCTGCCATCAGGATATCTATGCCTGTCTCATCTCCGTCATACTTTTGACCCATGAGCTCATACTGCTTTATCTGCTTGGGTGTCAATTTCATGCCAAGGAGCCTCTGAGCTGCAGCTTGAGCAGAGCGCCTCTGCTGGGATACTCTCCCGCCCTTAGCACTATCCTCTTTAGTAAACTTATATTCTCCGGGCCTTAAGTTATCCAGACTGGCCTGGGACATATTGTGCTTTTTCCTCTTAGGCATCTACTGCACTCCACTCCATCCCATACTTGTCTATAATTGCATAAAAGTCCTCAAAGTCATGCCCTACAGTGCCATACACTATGCCCTTTTTGCCATTAGTGATGCTGACATGTCTAAGCTCATGCTCCAGCAGGATCTTAAACTGAGCCTCACTGAGCAGAGCTGTGTTAGGTGTATACACTGTGATGATGTAGTCAAGGTCACAGAGAGCCTTGTACTGCTCAGGGACAGGCTTGATATCTGCAAATATCAGCCTACCCTCTGACTTTTTGGGCTGACTGCAGTCAAGTACACAGATCTTAGGCTGAGCTATCCGGATATCCTCAAAGTCCTCTATCTCAGCCACTATCTGCCATACTATCTGCTCTGTCTCTGTGTTGCGTTCATAGTCCATATACAAAAACAAGTGTTATTATCTGTTACACTTGAATAATAACACCTGTTTTCTGACATTTCAAGTATTTAGGCTTATTTAGGGCATCTGGATGATGTCCTTGCTGGGCATTATGACCTGTCTGCCTATATGACCACATCTGACAGAGCTGTCACACCATACCTCTATGCCACACTCCTTAGCTCTCCGGATAAAGCTCAGGTCCTCTCCTCCTACTCCGTTGACCGGGAAAAAGCACCCGCCATACTTATCATATACTGCCTTGATGACTTTGGCTTTCATGAGCATACATCCAAAACCTGCAGCCTCCACGTTAAAGAGCTTGTCCTCAGGATAGTCCAGATAAGGCTGGAGCTTATCCTCTACCAGCTTGTATACACATGGAGTGTATGGAGCTGTCCTCTTGTGGTAAATCCCTGTGACCATATCCTTATTACAGCCCATGAGCTTATGGATGATATTAGCCGGATATGTAATGTCTGAGTCCATCCACATGACATAATCTACACCTGCTGCAAGTGCATCCATAGCTATCTTGTCCCTGGCATCATAGACCAGTGACTCACTGATGATATCCACAGATCCGTCATGCTCCAGCTGCATAAGACACTTGACAGCCTCTATCTCCATACTGCCCATAGTGGGCATACCTACTAAAACTTTAGCTTTACTCATATTACATGTACCTCCTTACCTGTTGTCTGCCATACTGTGACCAGTGAGCTGGGATCTGAGTACAGAACATCTGCCACACTAAATGCTATCCTGTAGTCCTGTGTCCGGTCATAGATCCCAAGTGCCTGGTCTATATAATTCTTTTGAAATCTGCCATACTCCTCAATATATTGAGGCCTCATTGCCATGATAGTGGGTTT